ATGTTTAGATTATATTTTGCCATTTCGTTCTCCTATTTAACTTTCTTGCTGAATTTTACTAAATTTGATTCCGGGGCTGCGAGTAATTTTTGGCCGGATGAATTTGTTATAGCTAAGGCACCTAAAGAACTAGGCGCACTCAATAGAGGCCTCGACATAACATTCTTGGAAGCCAGATCTAAAAGCTCTTGATCGAAATTTCTGTTTTGCAATGCGCGGTTTCCAACCATACCCGCGCCAGTAGCAGCTACTTGCGCCGCACCAACCAATGGATTTGCCATAGACATAAACGGAGCAACTCCCAAATTTCCCGTAAGGATGTTTCTTGCGGCCACTCTTTGCGAAGTGCCTGAATTTGGAATGGTTTCTTTAATGTACTGACCGATATTCGCCAAGTCTCCAAGTTCTCCAGCGTTGCCTTTGGAGAAGTTGCGCCCATAAACCTGACGCACCCTGCCTAAAAGCTGCGCTGGTGAAATTTGGCCTCTAATCTGATCTTTTGCTGCCAATGGCTCGATTGCGATAAGATTTTTATATTGGTATTTGGTTTTCTTGAATGCCTCTTTCGCCCCTTTGTCAGAAACTTCTGAAACTGAATCAATAATAAAGTTTTCAATATCTCTGGCGGCGGAGGAAATTTCAGGATTTTTAGACTCTCTAGCGATTTTAGAAACTCTGGCCCTGACTTTACCCAAAGCCTCACCGTCTACTATACCATTAGGTTTAATGGTTTCGTTTATCTGTCCCATATATTTATTCAGGATAGATTTTCCCTCAACCGCGTAGTTGTCCGCGACTTCTTTGATAAAATCGTCTTGTCTTAATCCGAGCCCGAAATCTTCTCCAAGGTTAATTTTTTTTCCTTTGAAAAAGTCATCAAACTCTTTTCCCAAAAGAGAAAATCTTGCATCAATAATATCGGGTGTTATTTTGTCCGTTTTGGCCCCTATGGATTTTGAAACCGCCATAGTGAATTGTCTCATTTGGTTTTCAGAGTTTTTTCTTGCGCCAGAAAATGGAACGGTTTGACCTTCCGCGATAAGTGTTTTGTAAAATGGACTATCGGTTAAATCATCAACACCAAGGGGGATTTTGTACTTTTGCGCCAATTGTGCCACGGCTTTTCCTTCATCGGAAATTTTAGGCAATAGGGCTGTTTTTTGTGCGGGTGTTTTGGGCATGTAAGACAAAGCAGTTTCAGGGTCCAAAAGCGCAGGCAACGTCCCGCCAGAAGGCGGTTTTGAAATGGTGTTAACAACATTCGATGGATTGGCTTTCGAGAATGGAACCGCAGAGGAAATCATTTCTGCGCCGAAGTCTCCGATTTTGTCAATCATTCCCGTGGGGGCCAATCTTCCACCCGTGGTTTGGTCTACAAGCCCTCTTGTTTGGTCTGCCATGGTTGGTGTTCTGCCAAGGTTTTCCAAAGCACTGAAAGCTTGGTTTACGCCACCTCTTACTTGCCCTTGAAACTCTTGGGGGAACATTTTTGAGTATGGCTCGGCCAGTGCATTTCCCGCCATTGATCCCATGAGGGCAAGAGTTTTAGGAACCAGAAGAGGTATATCAGGCAAAGAACTAAGCCCTGTAGCGAGAGAGCGGCCAGCGCGTCCAACTGTTCTGGCGATAGGGTGTTCATTGGCAAACTCCTGTGCGGGGGTTAATTGTTGTATTTGAGTAGGCGCAGATTGTTGCGCCATAGCTTGCCTTTTACGGGCATTTGCCATAGCTAAAGCTTGTTTTTGCTGAAGGGTATATTCCATTAGTCGAACAAAGCCCTTTCTTCAGGTGTCATGTATTCGAAAACATCATTTCCATCGCTTTCGGGAAGATCGGGAACAACAGGAATCAAGGAAGTATCGGGAATATCATCGCCTGATGGTATGTTGTTTCCTTGGAGTTGATTTCTCATACGATCACGTATTTGAATCTGTACGGCTTGCCATTCTTTCAACGCTTCAATGAAATCATCCTGCGTTACGGCTTGTTCCAAACGGATACGCGCTTGTGTGGCTTTTTCACCTTCGATATTGGTAATTTGTCCGCCGCCCTTAAGAACGTTGTAAGCGTCAAGGAATCCAAGACCTTGCAACTGGTCTATTCTGGATTGCGCTGCAATAGCGTCAAAACCCTGCATTTTGGCAGGAATCATAGCTGTGTAACCAGTTCTCTTGGAAAGACCGGGCGCGTTGATAACCATGTCGATTTTTGAAATGGATTGATCGAGTGAATCGAGCGTTTTCGAATCCGCGATAGGTACGATACCTTGACCGGGAATATAAGTATTTCCCATGCCTGCTGATTTTTGCGCGAGAGAAGCGGCTTCCATAGGTGGAACGCCTTGCTCGATATACCAATCACGCATTCTTTCAACACCAGTGCCAGCAAGGGATTTTCCGCCGCTTCCTACTCTGCTTATTCTTTGCGACTCAAGACCTTCCTGAGCCCTATTAGACCTCATCGTTTCTTGGAATTGTCTTTCATTCAAATCCATTTCCTGACGGGCCATTTGTTGTTTTTCAAGTTGGGTCATTCCTTCCATGGCACGTGCCAATCGTTCATCAGCGTAAGCTTGCGCTCCTACTGGCTTTCCTGTCTCGGCTGTAGTGGCAGTGGCTTGCGCCCAATCGCCCCAATTCCTGTTTCCACGACCTGAGAGAATTTGTTCTGTTATGCCTTGTTGAACGGGTTCTTTTGCGCCTAACCACTCTTGGATTTTTCCAGACAAGGTTTTGGGGTCCACTTTGGGTTGACTCATGGGTTGTGCGTTTACACGAAGCCTCAATGGCTGACCAGCTTCACGAGGGTAGGGAGCGTCTGGGTTGATACCAGTGATCATTCCCACATTCAAAGGTGCCGTTGTTTGAGACGATTGGTTTTTTTGACTGACAACCGAAAGCCCTTCCAAAAGGCTTCTCAATTGAGAATGATCCGCAAGATCATCTTCCCCCAATCCACCGTAATAGCCTGAGATTGTCTGGGAAATTTGTTGCGGGTTCACACCTCCCTTTACCAAGGAAGATATGATCGGCTGTAAGGTGTTTGCTGCATTAGTCAAGATTGAATAATCCTTTCAAAGCATCGCCGATGGAGTAGTAACCTCTGTTTTTCCGCATGGAATTTTCGTAGTCTTCATCAGCGATTAAATTCTGTCCGTCATACAAATTATTGAGAGAATTTGTGGCGTTTCTTAACTGTCCGAATGTATCTGTTCTAGCTCTTGCGCCTACGTCCCCTTGGCCCATGACAAGATTACGGAATATAGACTCACCGCCTCTTTCCTGATCCAAGAGAGGTCTGCGGCCCATTGACGTTAATTTTCTATTCTGGCGGGAAATCTCAGCTATCGTAGAGGCCAAGTCTCTTTGGCCCAATTCCGTATTTTGGCCATAGAGTTTCTGGAATATCGGATTATCCGTATTGTACTGAGCATTCGCAACATTACCTAATTGCCCCAAAGTTTGTTTTTGGGGTTTTAAATTCTTACCCTTCATTTGCGTCATGATGTACGGAACACCTTGAATCAAAGAGGGAATTAAATCTGCTAGTCCGGCCATTATCTGACTCCGCCTACATCGCCGTAAAGTGTAAAGCCTGTGATTACATCAGGCCCAGCACTGCTTTGGGTTAAAAAGGTTAATTGGGCTTGTTCCCCTCTCCAGCGAAGGGGCTCTTTGTTTTGCTGGACGAATTGACCCGCTCCGATGGGTGTAATTCCTATAATCGCTGATCCGATTTGACCCGTATTTCCAGAAGACACGATAATGCTATCACTGGAATAGTTATCAAACCCTGCGACCACTGAAATAGTGTAATCTAAATTCGGACCCGATTCAAACACAGGTTTTATGTATTGTCCTTGCTTAACTCTTACGGTTTTCTGCGGTTCTTCCAGTCTTAGCCAAGCCGTTGTCAAGGTGGTATCAATAACTGTTCCGTCATCCGTAGAGGCGGAGGAATCCATGGCGTAAACAAGTCCATTCGCCCCACAAGCTATAAGGGTTCCGTCCCGTCTTACGAAATAGTGATTTTGCTGCGCCCACGCTCCGGTAAAGAGGTGCCAAGCTTGGTTTATCACCAATTCACCAGCAGGATTGTAAACTGGATTATTATTCAAAATATAGCACAAATCCCCGACCTTATTGATTAACCACGCTCTTGAAGGATAGAATGATAGTTGAATATTGTCAGGTGAGGCTTGGGAAATCGCGTCCGAAATATCCTGTCTTATGGGAGTAGAAACGTTGTTTTGAATAGTAGTATTAGAAATATTACCAATCCCAATAGCTTGAAGGCCGTTTTCGTTTTCATATAATAGATTTCCCCCGTTTGTCGTGACTCCGAATCTTGAGATCGTCCCGTAAGGGTACGTAGCTACAGGAGTAAAATCCAACTCCGTAGATGAAGTATCCTGAATAGGTACGTTACCGTTATATATGTAAATGTTTCTTTTGCCTGCGGCGACAAAGTAACTTTGGAAAGTCCCCAAAGTGAGAAGGGTGTCTCCAGAAGGCTGTTGAGTGCCGAACGAGAACGAAGTCGCATCTAATGTCTTTTGATAAGTCGTTAAATCCTCTGGATCATCAGGGGCGGAAATAACGACATTTCTTTGATTGCGGGAATCCAAATAATATGTTCGTCCATAGTGAACGTGAACCCAAGAAGCGATAGGCATGGCGGATTTAAAAAGAGCTAAAGCATCGCCTGTGGTTTGACCAGTAATGGTGCTTTGTAAGTTTATATTCGCTGAAACAGTCCCGACCATCGAGATTGCGCCGCGAGTCGTATTATAGACAAAATCCCCTCTGCGTATTTCCGTATTTGCGAAATTAACTCCTGAGACGGCGACCACTGTAGTACTCGTCCCTGTGGTCATGGTCCCTACGTTATCCAAAGACCCGTTGGCCTGTGGTAGAACATTAAGATCAACGTAATCTATTAACTGATACTGGTCCCCCGAAGTCTGGTTTGAAGCAGTTAAACCAGCCCCATTTCCTGCGGTTCCTATCGCTGTATGTGTAAGAGAAGCCGAGGCGACTGTCGAGACAATCCCATAGCCGTTTCTTGTGACATTATAAACAATGTCATTGTTCGCTACGAGAGTTGCACCGATCCAGTTAGAAATATCTCCGTCTACCAAAGTGGTCGTGTTCGTACCGCCTGCGGTGACTCCACGGGTAATATAGGCTTTTAATTCGTCAAAAGTCTGTCCACCGTCATCAGTGTAAAAGTTTCTATCCACTCCGTTACAGAAAATCAATTTATCTTCCGCTTGTGCGGAAATCATTCTAACCGAAGCTTTTCCAGTTAACGCAGTAGACCAAGAGGAAACATTATATTTAAAGATATTTCCAAAGTCGTCAGAAGCCATCAAGACCTCTACGCCTAAATTAGATACCCATTCATGGCATCTTGTCAGATTGGGGTTTCCTGATATTTGACCATAGTTTCTAGCCATACCGGGGCGTCTTTCAGCCCCACCGTTGATATTTCTAAATCTGTTTGTGTAAGTTCCTGCGAATGTTAACGGTCTTTCAAATTCGGAAAAGTCCGTTCCCAAACCGTTAACAGGCATTGAATAGTCAACAAAGATCATCTTCTCCACCGACTCTGCATGGAGGGAGTGAAGTTAATATCCCAACCTGTATCACCGTTGAATCTGTTCAAAGCCTCCTTTCTGCCTTCAAGATATTTTTGATATGTTTTAGAATATCTATCCGTAGGGGCTCCGCCTGATTCATTCAAAAGTGCCGCAGCCAAAACACCATCGACCATAATTTGACCGGGGAAAGGAACGACTGTCGAAGCATCCGAAGTCGTATAAACAGGAGCGCGGCGATACCATACGATTGAAAAAGTCGCCCCATCCTCTGAAGCTGCCGGAGTCGGACGGACGCGAATATTAGGATTACCAGCGGAATTAACTCCGAACACACAAAATTGGGTCGGTTGGCCCACAGAGGTCACGCGGGTTAATATTCTCATATCCTGAATCGTAACAGCGCGAAGCGGACCAGTTCTTTGTGAAAAGAAAATGTCTCCGATGTTTTTTACAGTCGCAGAAGTGGCTATAGAATAATCAGATTGACCTGAAACAGCAGTGACATTCGATGATACTAACATTTCCTGCCAGTTTCCGAAATCAGACATATCATTGGTTACATCGTTTACGAAATCTACAAGCTCTTTAGAGACTTTATTTGCAGCAAGGGACGTTTCCGAAAGCCCTAATTTTCTTTGGACCTCGTTTACAATTTCTAAAACCGTATATTGAATATCTCCCAATCCCATTATTTTACCGAATACCCAGAGGCTAGAGTGTGCAAAATCGTATACTGAATATTCGCAGCCATGCCAAAAGCAGCATTTGAGGCGAGTGCGTTAATCTGTCCGCCAGTAGGAGGCCATAGATTGGCCGAGGCTCCGCCGTTTATAATATATTGAACATAACCGACTCTATTCGCGGGAAGCGCGAAGCCCGTAGTTGATCCGTCCACTACTCCTGCACCGCGATTGATAAAGGCTGTTAAGGGGGCTGCTGTGGCCTGAGTTGTCCCTGCTGCTGAAATGATCGTAACCGTTCCATACATACCCTCTACAGTTCTTACGGCGGAAGCATAGACGGTCCCTGCGGAAGCCGTAATGTTTCCAGTGGAGTTTACCAGTGCGGCGGAAACGCGGGTTGCATCCACGGCTGAAACGGAAATTGTGTTAATGGAGAAACTAGCAGCCGAAAGCGTACCTGTGACATTCAAATTTCCCGCCGAGACTTGAGCCGCTATCAATTCCGTAGTCGTTAAAGGACCAGCCATTGATTGATTGGAAGTCTCCGCCAAGTTAACTTGCGAATCTATAAGATCGGCGTAATTCGTCCCCGAAGGTACGTCACCTTGCTCGAAGAAAGTTTTAAGAGTGGTTTTTGAGTAGGTTGTCATTTTATCTCACAATAAAGGTACAGCCAATTTCCATATCTGGAATGGCAGGATTTAAATTCAAAACTTGATAGGCCATGTTATTCGGATTCGTTAAAAC